AATCTTCCAATTGGCTAACAGTCAATCGTGGATTTTCTGTTTCATTAGCTACCTTCAAAATATCAACCAATGATGTGATATCATTTGCGTTTGCAAGTTGTGCAATCTTGACAGATGCTCCAACACCGAATTCGATGCCGTTTTGTTCTGTCTTGATTGATTCGTCTAGCTTTCGCACAAAGCGAATTCCAAACTTGAAGTTATAATTCTTTCCGTTAATTTCCTTAGTAAGCATTCAAATGCCCTCCTATTTCGTTTTAAGCAGCAGTCACAGTAATTATTTGTGTTGCTTTCTTTCCGCCATCTTCTGTGGTTACTGTTACCGTTGCTGTTCCAGCCTTTTTACCGACTGCGTACTTGCTTCCTGCTACTGCGCCTATTACAAAGTCTAATACAGTTGGATCGCTTGAAGTCCAAACAAGGTTCTTGTTAGAAGCATTATCTGGTTGTACAGTTGCCGAAAGTGTCAATTGTGAACCTACCTTAACAGTCGTTGCCGTACTTGTAATAGTCACTCCTGTTACAGACTTGTTAGGGTTTAAATCTGTAAATTGATATTGATTGCCGTTTCCCAAAGCAGAGAACGTTCCGTATCCGTCTTGTGGCTTGCCGTTGATTGTAACTTCAACTTTAGCGCTCATAAAGTCATCGGCATCTGCTGATTCATCAAATGAGCTGACATGTCCTTGCATATACTCCATAGCAACGTTCCCATTTTCGTCTCGACGATCAAGGAAGATACGCCAATATTCCATCAAGTCATTGTTCTTCAAGGCGTCTTTTTGTGCTTTTAGAACATCTGCGTCGCTTGAAATCATTTCAAAGCTAAGGTCGTATGTGTCATTACCAGCCGAGAAAATTGTACCATCTTTTGTTGCTGTGTCGTTTTGATCTCGTGAAGCTTTTAATTCATGAGTGGTCTCATAAGAAAATTTCATACCAGTTGCAGTTGTTGCATCTGATTGTTTACGACTGGCGATAATTACTTTTCCACCATAATCTGTGTTGTCTGCCATTTTGTCTCCTAATAAATTTTATAAGTTACATCTAGCGTTGCATGCCAGATGGTTGTGTTGTCTAATGATTCTTCTGCCGTTGTACTAGCTGTTACATCTGGGTCAACAATCATCTTGTAGTTAGTAGTAGAGTTTAAGTTGAATAAAGTCTCATAAGCTTGTGACTTTAGTTGGTCTATCGTCCAGCGTTGGTTTTCACTTCCATAGAAGTTTAACGCTACTGATACCCTAGACCGCAAACGGCTTTTTACAGCAATCGTTTGCAATGATGTTGCTCCAACGTAACAAAACGGCATAATGCTAATAACTGATTTATCTGAAAAGTTTGGTAATTTTGTTTTAATAACCGTTCCGCTATCATACAGCGCTTTACTAACGAACTCATATACTTCTGATTCAGGAGTGATAATCATTTCAAAGCCCCCTGAATGTCCCGCTTAAAGCCATTCGACTGTGCTTGGAATGATGTAGACATAAACCCAGCTTGACCGCCATTAGGGTGATTAAGCTTCGTGTCAAACTCTTGTCTAGCACCGTAATTATAGCCACGGTTCATAGCATTTGCTGTTACCGTTCCAACAGAACGAGTAGACGTATCTTGAAAAGCAATCGTTGTGCTACGCTTCAAGTTTCCTGTTTTAACAGGCTCTAAACGTTGTGCTTGCTGTTGGGTTGCTGTTGTATATTGTCTAACCACCGCGCGAGCCTTAGCAGGTACAGTAGTTAGCATATTGTTAGTGGCTTGAATAAACTCTTGCGCACCAGTTACTCGTGTACTCATTTATCAGCCTCCTTAACTATAATAGAACGTTTATTATCAATCGCCTGACTACCGTTAGCAACGTATTTAACCCCATCAATCAAGATGTAATCAAACGCTGATAACGGTGTCAATGAGCGAATAACCTGTATGTTTGCATCTGACACACCATAATCACGAATCATTCTATCATTATCCATGCTCGTAACGTTAACCGAATAAATAATTTTATTCTCCGTTACTGTCGGTTTGCCATGCTCCCATGGTTTGTCGCTCGTTTCTGATTGAACCTTAGTTACGAATGTGGCTTCTTTGTTTAATATCATATAAACGTCACACTCCCATGACTTGGTTTATAGAAGTCATCACCGTTTTTATATGCGTTGATTTCGCTCATATACGGTGTGAAATCATCTTCCAAGAACGCCTGTGACAATCCTTCTTGGCTATAACTAGTCATACCCTCGTTTCCGATTCTAGCATATCTAGCACCAACAACATTTGTCACAATATATCCAAACTTATCAGGAACTTTAGTAGTTCCGAGTAATACATTCAAGCGAGCAGTCGTGATTGTTTCAATAATCTTTAACTTGTCAGCAATGCTTGTACCACTGTCAATTAATTTTAAATAATCATCTGCTGCACTCATTGTTTACTCCTATGATTCTGCGGTTTTAACTGGTGTATCTAACGTTGCATTCGATTCATCAGTAGACTTTACAAGATTGGGTTTATCGGCATCAGATACTCGCTGAAGCGAACAAAATTGCTGGCTTGTTTGCTTCTGGAATGTATACTCCGTCTTTACCAGCAGCCTGTAATGCTACACCGTCGAAGTCTTCTGATTCAATAGTACGAGCAGTTGAAATTCCGATAAATGTACGTCCGACTTGATCAGGTGAGAAGACAACAGACTTTCCATCCATATAGGCATCGGGAACTTCGATAATTTTGAATCCCTTGAACATTACAACATTGTTGGTATCAACATTAGTAGCTGAGTTCTTAGCTGTGGTTGATAGGTTTGAATCAACAATTGCATTGTAGACAGTCGCATTTACGTATGCTGTGATTGGTACAGTCACTTCAAGTTGAGTGTACTTGTTTGATGCTGTGTTAAACAGTGCAACTACATCTGATGAATCAACACCGATATCTTTTCCAGCAGCTACTAACGCAGCTCCGCCGGCAACGTTTGAACGAGCGATTAATGCTTGCGCCTTTTCAACAAGACGGTCAGCAACAGCCTGTGTCAAATCTGCGTTAACTGTGTAGCGGTCAATTCCTTCGTGAATAGCCCATGGTGCGTTATAAGGTACATCTGTGTTTGCGTAAATAACTTCTTTACGTTCACCAAAACGTGATGAGTTAGCTGTTCCTGTACCGAATGCCGTGTTAGCATCAGTCGAATATGTTCCAATGACTGTAGGCATGTTGATAGTCTTCAATGAGAACGCTACAGCATTTTCACGAACGCCATCAGCAACTTGTAGTTCACCAAACGCATTAGCAAAGGCTGCACGCTTAGCAAAGATTTTTGGCAAAACGCCAACATATTGCTTTGAATAAATTTGTGTTTCAGACATTTCTTTTCCTCTTTAGAATCCAAGTTTTTTAGCTGCAGCAGCAAATGGATCGTCAGTATCTCCCAAATTAGAAGCAGAAGACTTAGGCTTCCCACCGTTGGTGCGCTTTGTAATTTCTTCGTTTGCTTGCTTTTGGATTACTTCTTTAATGGTAGAAATGAATTCATCAGTTGCTTTTGCATCCCCTAATGATAACAGTTTGTCCGATAGCTCAACTGGTAGCCCTGCTGTTGCTAATTGCTTAGTGATATCAGCGGACAACTCACGTTGCTTGATTGCTTCAGCACGTTCTGCCAATTCTTTGTTTTTAGCTTCCCACTCAGCTTGCGCTTTTTCATCTGCAGTCATCTTTGATTCTGCAAGTGCTTGCTTCTTAGCTTCTTCAACAATCTTATCTTGGTCTTGCTTAAACTTTTCCATCAAGTCATTACGAGCTTTGTCGTATGTGCTATCTTTCAAGGCTTGCAATTCTTTGGCTGTTAGTTGTTGAACGTCGTCTTGTGTTTGCTCTGATTCATTTTTTACATCAGGTGTTTCAGTAACTGTTGGTTCTTCTGCCATTATGTAGTTCTCCTTATTCACGCCAAGCCATACGCAAACGCCCACGACTCAACCCGATTATTATTTGTAAGTTAATCACGCACGAGCGTGCAAACGTTCCAACCCTTGCACCACTCCCACTTGCATAATTATAGCATATTAATGACTGTATATACAATACTGTGCATTTTATACAAAATAAAAAAGCCCTAAGGCTTAATTAACTCCAGCTATGGAACATCTGCAATTGGGATGGAAAATATATGGTTGTTCAGAACTACCTAGCTCAATTACTGGAAATATTTCGCCATCGTGAGGAGTGCATATATGGCATGCCCCCGGGCTTACAATTCTTTCACATTTCTTTAAATCAGCTTTTGATATATCGCTTGCCTGCTGCTGAACAGATACTCTAGCACCTTCTGTCCTTAATATTCTCTCTGATTGGTAACGATACACATTATACTTATCACGAATCAATCCAACAGAAGACATAGTGGTTTCTGATTGCAATAATGACTTACGCAAGATGGTAGACAAATCGTTTTTTAACTGTGATTGGTTAGCCCAGATATTATCAGACCATTTAACTCCCTTTAAGGTCGTGTCGATGATATTATCAGCTAATTCATTGTTAACCAGCTTATACATCTTAGCGCCTATTTCAGCAGTGTAATGCTTATCCTTTAATAACTGCTTGTTAATGTAATCAATCGACTTATAAGCTAAAACAGAAGTGTATAAAAGCGTTGCATATTCCAATAATTCTGCATTATTAGCCGGTTGCTTCGTATTCATACCGTTTTCTGTTGCATATTCATTCAATTCGTTGACTAATTCATAATCAGGATAGTTCGAATCGTTAGCTTGTGTATATTGCTTATTCTTATCTTGAAATAGCGCCCACCAAACTAGATAAGCAGCCGTTACACCTTTGACAATGTGTTTCAGCTTAGCAGCGTGCCTTTTATCAGCTTTGATTTGCTCCTTGCTGTACTGGTACATCGTTTCCCTGTTCGTCGTCATCTGTTACCTCATCTCGTTTAGAAAGTCGCGTATCTTCTTCCGTCATACTGTCTCTTTGTTCGTCCATCATATTCAAAATTTCGTCAACGTCATTAACTTCTGGTAAGAATTTATATAGGTACGCCTGTGGTAATGTAGCTCCAGCAGATACAAGCGCCTGTATCGTCTCTACATCATCAGTTGGCAAGTTGTCGTGGAAAGTGAACTTGATGTCGTTTGAATCAATATCCCACAATCCTGAAACGGCATGTTCTAACGTCTCAACAATACCGTATAGTGCAGACAATCCACGCTCAAACATTCTGCGTTTCGTCTTTGCTTGTTGAATCACTCCTAATTGCTTATACCGCATTGCGACACCAGAAGCGTTACCAGCAAAGCTTTCGTCTGATACGTCCGGTGTGCGTGATAGCGTGTGAATGTTTTTATATAGCCTGTTCTTATATGCTTCAACACCAGCCGTGTCGTACTCTTTATGAATGAATGAAGCGTCTACATTGGTTTGACCGTTGACAGCATTGTTACCGGATTTAAGAAGTAACAACCTAGCTCGCTTCAATTCAAGCAAGATGCGCTTCTTTTCTTCTACTTGCTCTTTTAGCTGCTGATCGTAGTTAGGACTTTCTGGGTCAAGCAACAACTCTGATCCTTCTGTCAGTGTGTCGATGTCGCCCTTGATAACCAGCATTGCATCATTCAAGTCTGTCATATAGTTAGCCGTGTCAGACTGAGCACTGTCATAAGCGTCAATCAAGCTCAGCACGTTCTCATAATCGCCCAATCGTAAGCTGTTGTTCCAGAACTCAACGACTGGCATGACTGTTAGTGCTTCAATCTCTGGTACATTAGTCAGTAAATCATCAGTCAATGCCTGTGGCTTGTACACCTTATGTTCATCTTCCGTCCACGTTTCAATATTGTATTCTAGGTTAACTTGTTCAGCGTTACCTGTGTTATCAACGACAATAATAGGCACATATCTAACAGACATAACTGGTTTGAAATCTACGTCTGTGTTATAAATCATAAACGTGTCGATGGGGTCTAGACGCACAAACTTCTCGTACTTCTCCCCGTCTTCACGGAACACGAGCGCCAATGCTTTGCCATATTTACCAGCATCTAAAAACAAATCGCCAAACAGTGTATCAACGTCATTAGTCTTATTAATCTGGTCTAACGTGTCGTGGTTATCCTCATCAACATCAATCGTGATTGGATTACCAACACTGAAAGATGCTTGGAAGTCTGCAATCTCTTGTGCAAAAGGATGTGTCAACCGAACGTCTGACCCATCATCAGCTCGTCTTGATTCGGGTTCTAACACACCAACGTTACGTCCTGAATAATAAGATGATAGCCGTTGCAACCTTGGTTGTTGTTTCTGGTGGTGGTGGTTAATAAATTGCATTAACCGCTGACCGTTTAAGTTTTCCAGTTCCTCTTGATAGACCATATTAGCTTGCTGGTCGTTAGTATAATCAAACATTATTAATCCGCCTTTAATTTTCAATAACTTCATTATAACAAAAAAAGCGCCGTTAAGCACTTTGTGTAAATATGTACGCCGTTTCGGAATCAAACCTCACCCGACTTTGCCGATTAACCGTTATATATCGACTTATTTTGTTGCAACTGGTAATCACCGATAAGCCTTTGAAAGCCAACCAGTGGAAAGGAGGTGTGCTATTCGTGTCATGACCCACGTTGATATAGCACCCCTATATTGTATCATTTAATGTTTTATTAAACAAGCCCGATATCTTTCACGGCTTGTACTCTTTCACCGTAGCTCATATAGTTTCCGTTTTTGTTTGTAAATATTATTCCTTCTAATGCATAACCTAACGCTTGAATCGCATGATCGTCACCGTCTTCTGGTTCGCCTGTCTCTTTACCAAACTTGTCTTTCTTATAAACCTTTGTTTCCATTTCTTCAAACAGCCAACTGCATGACGGATGTATGTGATACTTAAACGACTTCATGAACTCATAACGTTGCTTGTTACTATCTTTTCCCTTACCAACTGGGATTACTGATTTCAAACCTCGCGTGCGTAATTCAGCAATCGTTCTTGGTTCAGCACTATCAGCATATACACGACTATTGATAGCTCCTTTGCGCGCAAGCATTCTAGCCATTGGATCGTTAAGCAATCCTTGTTGATAGAAACCATCATAAACATATATGTCATTACCTTTAACGACTGCCTTAACAAAAGCTGTTGGGTCATGAGTGAAACCAAAGTCAAGTCCCATGATTGTCCTTCCCTTGATAGTCTTATAGTCAAACTCCTCAAGCTCAAACAGTCCCTCAAATATCAATCCTTCTGCAACGCCCCACTCGCCATCAACAGCAACCTTAGCACGTGTCGGATTACGTACCTTCATTTCCATCAGGCTCTCAATATAGCCGTCATCTAAGTGCTCGTTGTCTTTATAAGTTGTCGTGTGAGCTATTGAATGATTGCGTTTAGTCTGTTCATCAAAGAACTCTGCCTTAAGCCAATGCTTTTCAGACCAAGGGTTAAACGCTAGTATGGTTTGATAATACCCACCATCAGGCAATATGCCACGGATAGATTCTTCGACAGTGTTAAAGTCATCGATACTCTTTAACTCATAAGCTTCTTCATAGAACACTCTGCATATATTACCAACAGGCGCCTTGATTGACGTAATCTTCAACGGATCATCTAAACCACGCAAGAATATCTTCTGACCGGTTGGCTTGTACGTTATCTCTAAAGGACTAACTGTAAACTTAAACAAATCAGACACGCCCAGATATTCAACAGCCCACTTTATATTAGCAAACGTACTATCCTTTTGCGTTGTCTGAAACTGTCTAATGATAAGCCAGTTAACGTATGGTTCAGTTACCATTTTATACACAATGCTAAAAGCGATAGCAGCGGATTTACCTGACCCACGACTACCCTTGTACACAATATATCTCTCTTTACTTTTAAATAAATCATAATAAGCAGGGCTAACCCACTCTGGCGTATTCCAATTAATATTCATAAGTAAATTATAGCATAATAAAAAGCGCCTGCTATAGCGCTTAATCAATAGGCGTGATGTTGATTGTCACTTCGCTCGAATCACCATTCTCTAACTTATTCTCAGCCAGCATAGCTTCTGCTTGCAACTTTTTAAGTCGAGCCATTTCAATCTTTGATTGTGTCGTTCTGCCGACTATCTTCATTAGTTCTGTACCAGCCTTCATGGCATCAGCAACACTGTTCCTAGCTTCTGTTACTGTCACGTTGCCGTCTTTATCAGATGTAACCACATCTTCTGTCTCTTGACGTCTGAAAACCTTAGTCAACCCGACAAGAATCTCTTCCTGTGTAGCGATTGACTCCATATCCATCTTAGTTATCAAGCGATCCATGTAATCGCCTATTTGTTGATTGTCAAGCAATTTTCCCGCCTGACCTGAATTAGCAAAGTTCTTAGAATAACCAGCTTTAATAGCAGCCGTATACAGCACTCTACACTTTACATATTCCTCGGCAAAGCGTTTCTGCTTAGCCGTCATTACTTTTCTGGTTCTTGCCATTTCATTATTTATCTCGTTTCCGTAGTCTCATAGCTTTCTATATACACCATTTTAACATAAAAAAGCAACCCTTTCGAGTTACTCCATTAATTCCAAATTTGCATCTATTCCGTTATCTCTTAAAAGTAAATTAAATTCGTAAACAGCATCACTTTTTTTATCAAAGTATTCACAGCAATATAGCTTATTTTCACCATCTTTATAAAAGCAGACGCTTCCTTTCTCTTCGTACTCAAAACAAAGCGGAAATATAAAATTTCTTTTATAAATCGCAATTGAGCGAACTCCCTTCGTTACCGTTTCATCAGACAATATTACTTTATATTTCTTCATGATTTTCCTCCTTAATAAGCTGACTTAAATTGTTTTGCAAAAGCATTGTTAACCCTAACTGTAAACTTTTGATTAGAGTAACCAGACTGTGCAAATATATCAATCGTCTGGTGTGGTGCTACATAATAGTTGCGAATTGTGATATTTTCTTCTGTATACCCATTAATATAAATCTCTGAATGCTTTCCTGTTACCGAAACTTGTTGGCGACTAGCGCTTGTGTTGGTAACTTGCACCTCTCCTTGAGCCACTTGTTTCATCTCAAACACTGGTTGGTTGACTGTTTGTAATCCTACTGCGCTAAATCCTAATAATGTGAACATGATTGTTTTCCTCTTTTCTTAATGTCTTAAGTATACAACTAAAAAAGATGCTTTAATAGCACCTTTACCATTTCTTAACATTTAAATGTAGTATTCACGTTTCAACTTATTTTCGTCATATTCTAAAGCATACATTTGCTTAATCGACCCAACAAATCCGTTTTTAATTTCCCACGGGTCTGATTTCTTTGGCGTTCCAAACTGCCTTAGCATAACGCCATTTTGATCAATCGTTTTCTCGAAGTGCATGTGTCCTGTATGTATCTCACGAGTTGATGATAATCCCCAAAGGTTACTGTTTTCATTAGCTAGTATTTGAGCAGGATTCTTTTTGTTAACGTCTCCGTGCTGAATTGATATTAATACATTCCCCAATAAGTAAGCTGTTCTGTAGCGACTATTGATGTCTACATTAGTTTGTTTGAAGTGTTCCTTAATCCAAAGAGAAAACATGTAATTAGAATCAAAATCGTGATTACCTCCTACAATCTTAACCAATACCTTATTAGAGTTTTCAATACACTTCTTCATGATTGTTTCCATAAATATCATGGCATCATTGATAGCAGCCGGCATATCCACATCATTGAGTATCGTTCCTGAAACTGTTTCCGTTGTATTGATCTTGTCTGAATGAAGCAAGTCCCCAATCAGTTCAACAACGATTGTATCGTAGCCGTTCTTAATCACTTCTACCATCTCAGCAACTTTTGAATTCAGGTCGGCTAGGTTAGTAATCCCAAAATGTAAATCTGCAAAAGGCAAAACTAAATTTCGTTTCGAATATTGTTTATTCTTCTTGTATGTGATTGGCTTAACATTTAATTTAAACTTAGCAATCACTCTTTCAATGTCATTTTCTCCAATAGGTTTTACGTTTATCTTAGATTGGTATAGGTCTCTTGTACCATTTTCTGAACTACCTTGTTGCCAGAAGTTATTGATAACTGATACTATTTTCCATTCTGCTGGATCATAACCATGCGCCCTGAGAACAAAATCAACGTCCTTGTCTTGCCCCGCTTTCATTTGAATAACGGTTGCGTGTTCTTGACTGCCATCTTGATTAATCTTTAATTGCTCTCTATAAGCTTCCTGACGGTTATTAATCTTAATTCGTTCACCTTTACCGTTAGAGTTCAGATAATCAAGCTTGGGCTTATCTCTAACAGCATTTCCTCTTGCTCCTGTCATCAACCTACGCATTTGCCTGTAAGTAATATTCTCGTTGTAGTTCTCGTAGATAATATCAATTATCTCTCTGGTTGCTCTACCTTGTTCAGTTAGTTTATCAATTTCAGCAACCACTTCTTTACTAGTTATCATTATTGTTTTCTCCATACTCGACGTATTTGCCTGTTTTAAGCTTCACCACGAGTTTTTAAGTGCTAATTAGTATCTTTACACTAATACGTATTAAAACGGCGCCAATGTGTCTTAAAATGCGAATTACGGTATACGCATTCAAAACGTTTTGTTTCACTTCTCGATTGGCTTTGTGTTCTTGTCCACCACTTACAAATTATCAAAATTAGTAAAAATAGTAAATTAGTAAAATTAGAAAATAGTTACGCCTATATAACTAATATATATAAACCAAAACATATTTACTATTTTTCTAATTTCTCTAATTCTACCTACAAACCTTTCACAAGTATATTACTACTAAACACTATCATTGTTGTTAGATTAGTATATAGGGAGTATTGGTAGCTTGTGAAATAAAAACCTGTAAGCGCTCACATGAATTAGTTTTCATATATCCATTTTCTAATTCATTCCGCACGATATTACATTAGTGTTACATTATGAGTGATTTCTAACCGCTGTCCAATATATTCATAACATTTATAACTCCTATCTAATCATTTAAAATTGACACACTGTTCAATAATTTAGTTTAAAGTTCAAATTGACGACGTAATTTTGTTTTATTTTTGTCGCTCATTTCACTTTTATCGATAATCTCACTCATGAAATCAGTATCGCCAGTTTCTTGCTTGGTTACCATAAGCGCCCAATAAGCTGTAGCTTCTCTGTTACCATCTTCTGCGTTCTTAACCTTAGATAGTATAGAACGCTTATTGTTGCTCGTCATGCCCTTGACTTCTTTAGCGCCTGTATTAATCAGTCTAACGTTAGTGCCACCTACGAAGAAACGGTGTTCAACTGGCGCGCTAGCACTGTCAAACGGCTCGTCTATTTTTGCTGACAGCAACTTAACCAGCTGCTTGTATTCGCCTAACTCACCGCCAACTCTGTAGAACCATACTCTAGCACGCAAGCTTTCAGCATTACTGCTTGATGTTTCCCAAGCAATAGCAGACATACCAGTGTTGTTGATTTTGCGTTCTAAGTCGTCCATGTTTGAAGCATTAGCGCCATCTATGTCAAGCACCACGCCAACATAACCTGTCACGTTACCTTTCTTAAGGTTATCGTGGTAAACTGCTGGGCTAAATAATGGTTGCTTTTCTTTTTCTAGCTTGCCAAACTCAATCACTTCTTTTTTAAACTCTTCTGGGCTTTCAAAATTACGCTCACCGATCGAATCTTGAAGCGATTGGAACGCTGCAAATGTCAATTGGTCTACCTTGTACGGCTCGTCAATTACTCCTGTTGAATCAACATATCCATAACACGATTCACCATCCATTGTGAATGTTTGCGCTTTTAATCCAGCCTTTTTAACAGCCTTTTTAACTTCCGATTTGCCAAATTCTAAGTTCATTTCTTTCGTTGTCACACGGCCACGAGCCTTAATGTATTGCATAATTTCGTCTGTATCGTCTTCAATCACGCCATTCCAATCGTTAACGTGTGAGTATAGTTGCGTTTCATCATCTGTCACATAAGCCAATATGTTTTCTGCCGGTATGTTGTGTAGATAGTTCAGTTCCTCAAAGTTAAACTCCTTTTCAATGTTTTTATCTAGCTTGATAAATATAATACGCTTGTCGTTTTGCTTGTCTTTGAAGAATGGCTGTGCGTTGTTTGTTGCAATAACGCTTGATCCATTATACAATTCAGACCAACGAACTCCTGTACGAGCCAAAGGAATAGGCATGTTGTTGTTCATAAAGTTTTTGATGTAATCTTCTGTGACTGGTTTTTGGGGGTCATCATCATCAATCAAAACAACGAACTTGTCAATCACGTCTGCGTTCCAGTTTGCCGCATCAAACGTGCTAACAGGGCGGTTTTCTTTCCAGATAGCTGCCGCTTCTAATAGTTTAGCCATACATTCTAGTATAATCGTTTTACCGGTTGAAGCTCTCGTGCCTAGAATAAGGTGCTTTCTGATTCCGTGTCTTTGGTTGTCAAAAGGATATTTCATTAGGTCAGACCAGATGTTGTCGTAGGTCTGTGATTCAAGTATTTGGATAAACTTTTCAAGTGTTTCGTTACGTTTGATTGGCATGTTACCTTGATCATCTCTGTGGAAGTCAAATATATTATCAACCGGTCTAACGGCAAACTCTACAATACGCCTCACAAGCTCGCTAGAAGCTTCTACAACCTTTCTAGTAGAATTGTCTATGTTATCCTTAATTGCCTTCTCAATCTCATTATATGAGTATTCAATAGACGTCCCTGTGATGTTAAAATCAAAAACGACTGACTTGTGTAAGGCACTCAATCTTTTAACCGTCACCTGCTGTAAGAAGTCGAGCACAACCGTTTCTGCTGCTGATAACTCTTTTTCAAATCGTCTATTCTTTGTTGCGTTATCTAAATTACGAATACTTTCAAGATAAAGCAAAGGAATCTCATTTGAACGTTTTAATGCGTTTGATATTAAATACTTTGTATCTGACATGTTTACCTTCCTTTCATTTTAACGTGTTTGTTCACGCAATATGTACGCCCTGTAAAAGGGCATTTTTAATCAATTAAATCATTATATGTGTATTCAGTTGGTGAATTAACCTCTAATGTCACATTAGGGTCGCCACCGATAAAGCGCATGATTAGCGGATCATCTTTATCATCTAAAGATTTTACCAAATCAATTGCTTCTTCTCTTTGAGAACTTATTCCGTTTACCATTGAGTAAAGAGGAATCTCATCTTGTACGACGAAATTTTTAATTAAATTCAACTGGTGCTTAGTAACCTTTATATATTCCATTATAGTCCAGCTCCTTTCATTGCTTTTTGACTAAATTCATCAGCTGGTTCGAATCCTTTCGCTTTCAAATCCGTGATGTATAACTTGTTGTAAAAGGCAGAGAACACAATTTGTGCTATCAATGATCCAAAACCATAGCTATACATCCCTAATAAAATAGTTACTACGAATGTGATCCCAAACCACTTCCAATCTCCACGGATAAGTGGTACCCACCAACCAAAGAAGAAGAATGTCCACGAATATCCCAACTTTGTTTGTTTGCTTTGCATTGTTATTGAATTAATTAAATTTACTTTCATGTTTTATACCTCTTTCTATTCCTGATTACGCAAATGGATTAACATCTGTCTTCTCTTTTGGTGCGTCGAACGGACTTGTTTCGCCTAACGTTTCAGAAACTTGCTTTTCAATTTGCTTATCGAACTGTTCCTTACTGATAAACACAGCTTCCATGTATTTTGAATTGTTCTTTTGTGGCTTAATGTTGACGTATGCCTTATATGGCTTTGATCCTAGGAATTGACCGAAGTTTTCAAACGTGTAATCAACGTCTGGAATAGTGAACCCCGCATCACTGATTGAGTAAAGAATACGTGATAATGTGTTATCTAATGATGAAGAACCGTCGTCAAACTCAATGTCTGCTGTATCAACAATGTTATAACGGAAAGTTGCACCTTTATCATCTTTCAAAGTAACAACCAGCATTTCACGTCCAGACTGAGATGTTTTCTTAGTAACGTCATCAAAACCAATAACGTGTGCGCCTTCTTCCAAATATGATCCGCCCATTGAAACTGCTTCTTTGTTAAACTTCATTGTAATATCCTCTTTTCTTAAATGTATGCTTGAATTGTGTCAAGCGTTATTTCTTTTTGTTCTTTGTACGCTTTTAGCAGTATGTTGCGCAACGCCCAGCTAACGCTGAATGTGCCACCACTATCATACACATACAATATCTTATCGTCAATCATGAACCTTTCCAGTCCATTTGACGTATCGTATTGGGTTACTTTCATATTATTCCCCCTCACGATACTTAACAGCCGACCAAAACTTTTCGTTCTTAGCCTTGTCAATTTTGTTCATTCTATTTTTTGCTACACCTTCTAGGCTTGGTTGAAGCGCAACCATGTAATCATTGTCTACGTATGTTCTTGCAACAATATTTGCATAACCAGCAACTGAATTAAACGCATTGTCGTTCATTGCAGGCTTTTCAAATCCGTTTTCAATCTTACTCCACATCGTGAACAACACATCGCTATCATGTGTTGTAGCCCAACGCACTAGCTTACGGATAATCTTTTGAGTGGCACCATAAGCAGCCATACCGTTTTTGTTGTTCCCAGCTCGACCGTCTGTCATGTCATCTACGATGCTCATTTCAAGAGCCGATATGTTATCAAACACCACTAAATCATATCCTTTAGAAACCTTATCTAATTCCGACAAAAACTTTTCGGTGTCTAATATTTCTTGAGTTGAAATCTGATCAATCACTTGTAAGTTGTCATCTCGTTTAAGAGTTGAATAACTATCATCAAACGATAGAACCAATCGTTTACCTTCATGGCTATTAACCAATGAAGTCTTACCAGTTCCAACCTGCCCTAATACAACATATACGCTTGCATCATTATCAAGCTGTTCTGTTTTTAGTAACCTCATTTCGTTACCTCCTTTTCTCAATGATTAAAGTATATCAGTTAAAATATTGTTTGTGTTAATAACTGACATTCCTTAACTATTTCTTAACCTTTTAAATTAACCATCTGTTGCCTCATGATGACAACGTGCTTGTCACGATATTTGTTACCAAACATCTTTTTAGCATAACGTTCAGCAGATTCAAACGTTTCACCTATATTAATATATTCAGGTATTGAATCTTTTGTAAATTTAATAATTACATATACATCAATCATTCGTCAACTACCTTAATTGTTTCTGGGTGCAACCATGCTTGCATCAAGTCCTCGATTGACAGCCCTTTAAATTCTTTATTTGCTGGTAGACCAAATATTTCTTTATCAGACATGCTAATACTTACTATGAAGACATCAAATGGATAGTTTTCTAGATTATGTAACAATATGTCTCTATCATTTTTAGTCATCTCAACTGTTGGCGCATATTCTTTTTTTATTTTTTCTAAAATCTCGATGACATCTTCTAACTCTACAACATCACTTAGCATTTCCTCAACAAAAGAATTTTCTTTCGCATATTTAATCGCTTCATCAAATGTCATTTTAATAAACCTCCACTTCAAATGGTTTGTGCATTTCGTACCAATCAGATTTATCGTTTAAGATTGGTGGTTGTTTCTTCCCCGTTTCATAATCGTCAATGTCTTGCAAAGTGTTGTCAATCAAATCACGCAATTCAAAGTTATTCATTACACCGCCCATGTCAATGACACGAGTTTTTGGTTGATACGACTTGCTTGCTGCTATGACATAATACTTCCAATCATCAAACCCTGTTTCTTGCATAATTGAGTAAAGATAGATAAATGCTTGCACGTCATACATTGTTGAATGAATCCAACTTGTGTATGTTCCATCTCTATCAGACCATGCCTTGTCAAAATCAATTCTTGGTGATGTCGTCTTCCAATCAATGATTATTTTCTTATCCATATCTACCCAATCGTAACGACCATTGAATAAATCGTTTTCAAAAGGTAATTCAGTATCAGCCTCTACTTTAAATACCAACCCTAACGACCTATACAACTCAGCTAATGAGTCGAACATCGATTGTTCCACTATCTCGATAGTTTCAAAAGTTGCCTTTAAACCGCGTTCTTCCTTACCATACTTGTAAGCAATCTTCATTTCTTCTTCCGATAGCTTTGTTTCTTCATCAGCCATCTTATCGTGAAGAATACGTCCATAAACCAACGCTTCTTGATTGTCGATTGGATACGCTGTTTCATCTTTTAAAACGTAATGCGCGTATGCTCGCGCAGGGTTATTAATGTACCTGTTTAATTTAGTGTAGCTCGTCGTCATGGCTTAGCTCCTATCGTTTCTTCTATTTTGTCAATTCTAATAATCCATTTCCAATCTCTACCATGTCGTCTCTTTTCTGGTATGACGTTCATTGTTTTTTCTTCTGCCTGCTTAGCGTTTTCGGCATAAACAGTTATATCTGTTACTTGTTCCGAGCCTAGGTAATAACCGCTTGTGTCTTCTACCCACGCTTTAATGTAATATTTGAACACTATTTATCCTCTTTCTAAAACATTCCTAGCGTAAGCATATCTTCTGCCGTCTTGTTATTTTTAATATCTTGCCAGTAGATAACCTTTTCAACTTTCAATCCCTTTTTAGTTTGAACGAACACAACAGAGTTAACATCTTTCATGCGGCGGTAAAACTTTAAGTGAACCATCTTTATTTGTTCATTTGTCAAATCGCCAGCTAATACCCGAATCTTATTTTTCTTAAACATTTTTGTTTCCTCTTTTCTTATTGAATGATTAAAGTATACCACCGTATTTTTACGTTGTGTTTAAAATAGTCGTTCCTTAATACTTTCTTAACTATTTAGATTCTATACTTGCATTAAAGTCTACTTTATGTTTAAGCGCTTCAACTATATTATCATCAATGGTATTATCTACTATCAAAAAATCTCTGGTAACTTTTTTATCTTGATTTATACGGTAGTTTCTAAACAGCGATTGCTCGTAATCAATGTAACCATAAGGCAATGAATACCAGATTGCGTGTT